AAAATCACATAAGGATTAGAAACTAATGCACCAGCGTCAGTTAAATATGCTCTAAATATTTTAACTGGTCTATGAATATGATCATTATTAAAAAATAAACTTATAAATGTTTGACTCGCACCCTCAATAGAAAAATTAACAGAGCTTGTTACTACTTTATTTGCTTCTGTTATTGATGGTATGTCTAATATATCAGCACCAGCAGTATATGTATTGCTATCGTAAGTAATATCATAGTAAGCTGTCGTTCTATAATAGATCGTACTACCAATAGTAAATTGAATTAAATGTATTTGATCTAAATGATCTGTTGCTAATTCAGTCTTTAGGTCAGAGTGTAAACCTCTTGCCATTATATAACCTCTATAAAGTCTAATTCGTATCTAAATAAAGCGTCTTGTCCTATTTGAAATTCTTGAGCATCATTTTTCAATGCAACTGTAAATGGAACACTATCATATGTAACTGCTTCATTATCAGCTAATGCAGTTATTAATGGTGGCTCTATTGTTACTGTTGCCGCATTACTTGATGACGTTACATCAGATACGACCATATAAACTTTATCGTGTGAAGCAAACTTAATATAATCACCAGCTTTAAATCGACCAGCACCATCACCAGCAAATGCGTCCATAGCAATAGTTGTATCAGCAACAGCGTGTACTCCGTTCACTAATACTGATCCTGTTTCAGTTCCTAATGCGTCATCAATAATTGGTGGTGTATATGTAAATGTTTCTTTTCTACCTCTTTGTGAATTAATAAAGGCAAATATAGGAGCAAAGTTTGTTCTAGTCATTGGTGGAAACGATACTGTCATTTCCCATCTTTGGTTTTGTAATTGTCTAGCCTGTCTGCGACCACTAATAGATGTAGATACAATCGTTGTTTGATTGTTTTTAATTTTTATAGCGTTTGCAGTCGGTGTTGTTGGAAATGAACCACTCATACTAATGCCGCCTGACCTTTATTATTCAAAGCAGTATTAATCATATTTACTATTTGTCCTCGTCTTGTATCTAGTAAAGCACCGAATGACTGTGCGTCTACTGTTGTTATGTTAAAGTTTACAGTATGACCACCACTCGGTAATTGATGATTAGGTGTAACTGTTCCAGCAGTAGCTGGTGTAAATAATTCTGGCCCCCTTTCTCCAACTAAGAATGGAGTTCCTTGTTGTCTTGATCCACCAAACATAGCGGGTGGTTGTTGTGCCGCAATAGTTGCAACTTGTATAGCACCCATCGCACCGATAGCTATTGCCATTGGAATACCAAAAGCACCACCTTGTGCTAATGCTTTACTAACACCAGCTGCAGTATTCATTATAGCTTCGCCAATGTTTAATGCTTGATTTAATCTAAACATTTTCTTATTCATCTTTGCCGCTTCTTGCAAGGTTGCTCTAGCACTATCTTTGACAAATTGACCTTTTTCTTTCTCGGTCATATCAGCAATATTTATTTCTTGGAATTTACCAGATTTAAATTTGTTTAAGTTTTGTTGATTAAATCTTTCTCTTTTTTGTGCTTCTGCTTTTTGAATTGCTGTTATTTTTTCTTGGAAATTTAATTCTAATGCTACTTTTGTTTCGTGCAACTGATTAAATAAAACTAATTCCTCTTCAGAAAGTTCTCTTGTTTTACCTAATTGTGCGTCTCTTTTTATTTGACCAAGTTTAATAAGTTGTTCTTGTACTAATTCAAATTCTTTATTATTTTTTTCAGTAAGTAATTCTAATTCAGTTTTATTTGCTTGGATAATCCCACTTAAATCTCTACTAGCTTTAATTTCTTCTCTTGGTTTTGGACCGCTACCTGCGACATCACGCATAGTCGGTCTATTTTTTTCAAATGAAATCCTACTAAAGACTTTTAACTGTTCTTCTAATACTTTTAATTCTGATTCTAATTGTGTTACTGCTTTTTTTGATAAATTTTCTCTAGTTAAACCTCTGTCAGCTTCTAATTTTGCTTGTGCTTTTTCTAATTCTAATCTTTTTTCTTGTACTTTTATTAATGCCTCTGAGCCAGTTGCAGGTTCTAAATCAGCAATAGCATTTTTAAGTGCCTTAAATTTACTTGTTAAGAAAACAACCGATCCCGTAAATACAGTTATTGCTCCAAATATAATATTTCTCTTTGTTGCCATATTAAATGATGTCATAGCAACAGTCATTCCATTTATCGCTGTCGCTATTCCAACAAATACACTCGCTATTTTAAGTGAAATTATACTTGCAAATACTGTTAAGACTGTATCAGCATTATCTTTTAAAGACTTAAACGTTTTGGCTAAACCAATAACCGCAACGGATAATGTCTTGCCAATCATAATAGCTAGTTTCTCAGTAGATCTTGCGTTATCCTCAAAGAATTTATTTAAACTACCCATCGCTTGTTTAAGGCTAGCAAAAAATGTTTCGTTTATTTGATTTTTAAAGGTGAATAATTTATCACCTAACATTGAGACTGTTCCCTCAAATGTTTCTGCTAGTGCGTCTGTTGCTGTAGCAAATCTACCATTGCCACTAAATACATCTTCAAATGCTTTTATAGTATCTTCAATAGATACTTTAGCACCTTGTTGAAAACCTAATAAACTTCTAACACCTTTTTCTCTAAATATATCTGCGGCAGCAATACCACCACTAAATGCTCTTTGAATTTGACTAGCAGTAGTTTGAAAATCTAATCCTGTAACTGCGGCAACATTACCTGTAATTTCTAATATACGAGATAGATCGTTAGCATTTTTTGATACAACTGCAAGATTACCAGAGGCTGACGCTATGTCCTCCAAACTAAATGGCACTTTACTTGCAAATTTTGCAAGATTATCAAATGCTAATGCACCTTCTTGAGCGGAGCCAAATAAAAACTTAAATCTAACTTTTAAACTTTCAACTTCTTTGCCTGTTTGTACTAAATTCTTAATTAATAAACCTGTACCCAATCCTAAAAAAGCATTACGCAAATTAAAAACAGATTTTTTTAATCCATCTAAACCTTTCTTAGTAGCATTGACAGCATTTTTGGTTTTATCCTGTGCAACTATATCTATTTTAACTTTTTTATCAGCCATTTATCTCCTAGCTCTAGATTTTGCCATATTCATTTGATGTTGTTCTTTTTTGTTTTTATCTTCTAAAAATACAATCCAAGTCATAAATTCTTCAACTGAAAATTTTTTAACTTGATGTATAGGAATTTTAAGATAATCGGCTAATTGAACTATTGCAGAATAGTCGAAGTCGTTATCTATTTTTTTTTAATATCTTCTTTTGTCGGTGTGAGCATTAACCAAGTCGCTAGGTCTGCGACTAAATCTGGGTCTGCTTTTTTCATTAAATGCATTTTATGCTCAAGTGTAAATAAATTTTTACCTTGCTCATCTAATGCTAATTCAATTAATACATATGCCAGTCCAGTGATTGTGTCAGCTTCCATTTTCTTTAACAACTTGCCTTTTTTTTCTAATGTTAAAGGCTCTTTATATATTGTTAAATCCCAGTCTTCAAAATATTTGCTTTCGCCTGTACTTAAAGAATTGAAATGGTCTTTAATTTTATCAATAGCTGACATATGTATTTTTTATCCTAATTTGTATTAATTGTCAAATTATACTGTACCTCTAGAAATAGCACCATTTATTTGACAAGAAATAGATAATCTAATTAGATCGTCCATAGTAACTGAAACAGAGTTCCCTGTTACAATTGCTGGTACTGTGTAGAAATAATCTCCACTATCAGCACCTTCTGGGTAAAGTAGTAAAGTTACACCTGTTGCTTCTTGTAATACGACCTGACCATTTGTATCAGATTCGTCCCAAGCGGCTTCAATAGTTACAGTTCCACTTTTTCTGCTTACTTCAAATGTTTTACTTGTATCACTTAATTCAGTTGACTCAATTACGTCTGCTGTAGTCTCCATAGTAAATGCTGTTACTTCCGCAACAGTATTTGATCCTATTTTAATTAGACCAGCCGATCCTGTATGTACTGCCATTATTCTTCTCCTTCTTCTATATTAAAAGATTTAGTTGTTGATTTTTTTTTGGGTTTTGCAGATGAATCCGACCAGCCTTGCTTGATCATTTCCTCTACTTGGAAATCCCAAACCTCAATAGTGTCTCCGTTACTTTTTTGGAGTTTTTTTCTTTTTGCCATATGTTCTCCCTGTTGGTTTCTTAGCTTCTGGGTTGTTATGTTTATGCGTCCACCCATCATCTAGAAATTTATTAGGATTATCAGTTAATACTGTAATCCCATTTTTAATTAAATAAACTTTATCACTCATATTATGGTGTTCCTTGCGTGAAGTTATAGAAGCATCTTATAGTGATGATAGCACCACCATAAGGAAATATACTTCCCTCGTCTGTTTCAACAGCAACTAATTGTGTGTCCAATGCGTTGCCATTTCTGGTTCTGTCGCTATCCAATGCAGTCTCAACTGTTGTAACTAACTCATTACGTTTAGTATCTATATTAACTGTACTTGCACTTGCATTGGTAACAAAACCAAATATTCTAAAATCAATTGTCCCTGTTCGAGTGATATTACTGTTCTTAATTGTAATATCTTCCCTAGTCTCATCAGCGGTCTGTACAAAGACTGCTGGGAATTGTTGTTGGGACAACTCATCTAATTCAAAAGGCTCTCTCGTTACTTTTCCGAATGTAATCGGACTGCTAACCGCAGTAAGGGTTGTAACTATGTGAGCCGCAATATCTTCTCTTTCACTCATATTCTTAATTCTTTTTCAAATGATTTTTTAAATACTTCAACTGCTCTTGCTTCTTCTTTGTCATTCACACTAAAAAATGGTCTTGATTGATCATTAAAAAATGCTTTTATATTCTGTGTTCGATTAGGAAAAAATATCTGTCCTTTAGTTTGAGATAATTTTTTAAATGACATATTCCCTAACATCTGACCAGTAAAAAATAAATTAGGTGTTAATGTAGCACCTCGTTTAGCTCTAACTTTTGCATAGCCTTTAGAGTATTTTTTAAATGCTCCACCTTTAACACTTCTTCCCTGTCTTGTACGATCTTTTATAACATTCTGTATAAAAGTTGCAGTCAATGCCATAGCCTTTCGACTAGCACTAGGGATCTTTCTTTTAATCTGATCTAATGCACCTTTAACAGCAGATACTTCTATCTGCATATTAACTGTTACCATTATCTAACCAATCTTAGTGAATGAACTGCAACTTTTTCAGCGTCAGATATTGTGCTGTCATCATTAGCGTCATACTCAACACCATCTCGTAAAATATCTGCAAATTCATCTTCGTATCTTTCTCGATAAAAACTACCCATTTGTTGGAAACGATCTTCGTCACCGGAAGCATTAAACTTTGTTAATGATGGACAAACATAATATCCCAAACATCTATAAACTGTTGCTCTTGTCCATTGTGAATCAGTAAGTAAAGTTAAATCAATTTCTATACCACCAGCATAGCTTCTGTTTCTTGATTGATTGCTGTGATAAACTGACCACCATTTGTTTCTAATATCTCTTTGTACATCTGCTATTGCTTGCGTTACATAAGTATCAAGCTGACCTGTACTAAGTCCCATATCCCCTATATCTGGTTGATATGTAATTAAATCTGTGCGTGCCGCAAATGCCATAATAAAATTCCTTGTAAATAATTAGAGGGGGGAAAAATCCCCCCCCTTTTAACGCTAATCCTATAAAGATTAAAGTATGCTTGAGTCAGCTAATACTTCAATTCCATATGAATCGTGTAGTTCGCCTACGCCATAAACAGCAGTAGCAACAATTTCAGTTCCTCTAATTGAAGCGTCTCTTTGAGTTTCAATTTTAAGGTCTTGTAGCATAGCTATTCCTAATGCGTCTTTATGGAATAAACCACCTTTAAAGTCACCTGTTGTACCTGTGTTAGCCATATTTGAAGTTTCAAACACATTAACACCAGCAAGTTGTCCTACAAATCCACTTCTCAATGCTTCGTTAGCAAGATCAGTTGGATTAGGGTTTGCAAATGTATTAGTTAGGTTTGCTTTTAAGTCATAAGCAATAGCTGGGTGTAATACCAAAGACATATCGTTACTTGGTACACCATTTTGTTTTAGTTTAGATACTGCTTCAAAAACTTTTGCAACAGTAATAGCCGCGTCAGCCGCACCTACTGCACCTGAAAAGTTATCAAATAAAGCAGTTAGATCAGTGTCAATTTTTTTTGAAATAGCTTCACCAAATAATCTTCCTAGATCTCTTACAACATCTGATTCAGAAGCGTTTAACGCCATATCTGTTACAGTTGTCATAATTCCAACTTCAGACACAGTAAGATCAGCTTTAGAAGTTGATACTGCTGTATTACTTAGGTCAGTTGCTTCTGCAACAGCCGCCGCACTTACAGTTGGGTAAATTGGCACTTGTAGTACCTTGCCTGAATTTTTAGGCATAGTGTAGTTTCTTACAAGACCTCGCATAATTGAAGTTTCAGACGCTACAAATAGAGCTTCTGCAACCATAGGCGAGATCAAATCGTCTA